ACGGCATCGATCTGGTAATCGCGTGCCGGCTGGAAGTCGAGCTTGTAGGCATCGGTAGCCGCCTGCAGCGACGGGTAACCGACCATGACTTTGTGTTCGTCAAAGTTTTCGCCGACTGCTTCCTGGCTCGGATCCTTAGCCTGGTTGACCACGTACGCCATCGGCATCGTGATGTCTGGCCCGACGTACACGTCGACGCCCTCGGTCGGTTTGCCTTCGACAGTGTCGGCACCAGGCTTCGATGTGAAGTAACCGTAACCGGAATTCATCTTTTGCTGCCACGCGACACCTTGGTCGTTGACACCAGAGCGAACAGTGCCGGCAGGATTCTCGAGCGCTATCTCGACGCCGTTCCACGTGAAACGTCCCTTCTTGTAATTGCCGGCATCTTTCTGTGCATCAGTCGGCGTGACATCGGTTTGCGCTTCGGCAACCGAGAACGCCGGCTCCATCTCGAGAATATCAACGGTTGGCCCAAGCTCGTCCTCATCGACACCACGATCGCTCAGTATTTTCTTTTTGCGGTCACGGCGAGCTTTGACTGTTTGTGCGGCCAGCTGACGCCGACCTTTTGGCAGCACCTGGATCTCGCCATCATCGTTGACCTTGATCAGTTCTTCGGCTTCGAGTGCCGCCAGGTCATCATCGCTCATGCCGGCGCCGGCATCATTGATAGCCTTATCGAGCGCCTCGGTATTCGCCTCGAGGGTCTCGAGCGCAGCCTTCTCCTGATTCTTCCTGGTCAGATCTAGCTGCAGAGCATTCATATGCTCTTCGTACTCGGAGACTTCTTTCAGGGCTGGCGTCTGCGGCTTGTAGGCGAGTTCAACTGCACCGCCCATGCCGGCACCGACACCGAAGCCGATGATGCCTGCATCAACCAGGCGCATGAATGCTTCGCCAAGGGTTAACTCGTCATGCAGGATGCCGACGTCATAGCCCATCTGCAGAGCTTCAGTGACCGGCTCTTGTATTGCTTCGGCACTACCGCCGGCAAAGATGCGCTTCAGTCCGGTGTAATTATTCCTGGTCAGAACTCCAAGCGACAGGCGCTCACTGATCAGTTCGGCCGTTGCACTAAAGACGCCGGCTGCTCGTGCCTCAGAAGGCGAATAGCCTTTATCAAGCATATCCCCGTAGGTCTGGCCATAGACCTGCATGCCCATGATCGTCGCGCCGAACGTCGGACTCTTTGTGACGACGGTCGCCATGACGGCCGGACCCATATTCAAGCCAGCCTCGAGCGTGGCGAAGGCGTAGCCCTTCACCGATCGCGGCTTGACCTTGAGCGCATTGTCATCGAATGTCTGCTTCTCGGCATCGTAGATCTCCTGGGAAAACATCGCGATAGGCGTCTTTGCCGCTTCCAGTTCTGTGGTGCCTTTCCCTTCCGGAGTCTGCAACCATTCAATGAAAGCATCGACAGGCTGAACGCCCTCGGGTACCCGGTCGGATCCCTCTTCGAATCCCCACTCCTTGGCGATACGCTTATTCTCAACCGAATCCTGCACGCGGCCGGTGCCAGAAATCATCTGCTCGGCCTGAGCGTTTCGCTCAAGCTCCTCAATCGTCACCGGGCTACCGCCACGCATGCCGCCGAGGACCGCCTTACGCATGCCCGGCAAAAATCGATTGAGTGCCTTGGTGAAAGCTTCGCCGAAGCTGTCCTCTTCCTGATCGCCCCAGGCAGCTTCTTCAACCGCCTTCATTTTCTCCCGGGCAACCGGATATTTTTCATCGAGGATCTGCTGCTGTGACGGTACGCCTAAGCGCGACATGTGTGCCGGCGTGGCAGTCATCTTCTCAACCTTGCCGATTGCCGGGTCGCCGTATCGTTCTTGTAGTTCCGCAATGTCTTCAGCATCCGGACGTCGGATGATCAGCGAACCAGTGTCTTTCCTTTGTTCCCCACCCAGCGCTTTGTCGAGGTCGGCGAGTTCTTTCCTGAACTCATCACCGAACGGCAACTCTTCACGATTCCAGTCGGCCATGCTCGGCATGCTGGGATCCTGGGCGAACAGATAGCCACCAACGACCTGGTCGAATCGGGACTCGTTGTGCCAGTCCTCGAAGCTGCGCGTCTCGGGATGATCAGGATCTTCTTTCGATAGCTTGTAGGAGTCCTTGGCCCACTTCATGTACTCGTGACTGTTCGCCGCTGCTTTCTTCAGCCGGTTGTAACGCTCCGGATCGACATTCTTGAGATTGTGCAGCGACTCGCCCAGGAGCATCTTGCCTTCGTAATCACTGGCGCCGGCAGCCTGAAACTTCGCGTGATTGATGAAGACGGTCGGCTTGTCTTCGGCCTCATCGAACCTGGTCTCGCCCCATCGAAAATCGTCCGGCTCAAATTCAGTGCTCGAATCCGTTGCGATGTTTACGCTGGAGAGCAGCCGTTCCTTGAGACTCGACTCCGGACGTGGCGCCGGATCCAGATCAAGCATCTTGAGCGGCTCACCGTACTCGGCCCCTGAGTAATTGAATGTCAGGGGCACAGGCTCGCCGTACTCGAGTCGGTCTTCCTCCTCCTCCTCGAGCGGTCGGTATTGAACCGGTGTGCCGTAGATGAGCGCCATGGCTACTGCTGCTGGAGGATCTGCTGCTGTTGTACCTGCTTGGCGTTGCCCTCAGCGTCTAGCGTCCAGTACTCCATAACGCCCGTGTCCGGATCTCTGAGCGGCGTAGCAACACCCTCAGTGAGCTTCGATGGATCCGGCTTGTTGCCCATCAAAGTGTCTGTACGCAGCATGTAGAAGTCCGCAATTGAATTGGTCCTCTCATTGAGCATGCGCTGTTGCTCGTCCGGCGTTGCATCAAAGTAGGCATCGTCTGACGCGAGTCCTTCAGCGGCTTTATCGTGTGCCTTTTGCCTGGCTTCGCCTTCTTCCAGTTGCTTGCCTTCACTAGCATAGGCGAGCGCATCGGACTTGACCTTACGCAGCGCTGCGCCAGTCAATGGCTTGCCTTGGCTGTCGACACCGTGAACCGCCTCATAGCCGTTCTTCTTAAGCTCCCACTCGAGCTTCCTATCGGTGGTCTTCATCCATTTCGGATCCGGCTTGAACGGTTTGCCCTTGTGCATAACCTGGCGAGCTTCCCCAGTCGCAGAATCACGGCTGTACAGGTAACCATCCTCGCCGAGGTAATCCTTGAACGGCCCGATCGGTGTGTCGAGTACGTGCTGCAGACGTTGCTGCTCAATCTCCAAACGCTTCAACACAGCGGCACGATCGAACCGCTTGTCCAGCCTGCCCATGCGGCGCTCTTCTGCTTCGGCACGTCTCTCGTCAGCTGCGACCTGTTTCGCCTCTGCCTTCTCTTCGCGCTGGCGCCTGCCGGCGATCGTCGCTTGCCCTGCCCTGCCGATCGACTCGACATCGCTCAGGCCTGCCGGCGCCGACATCAGGTTCAGCCCGAACTCGAATAAGGCCTGTCCGAGCTTGCGCTTGCCCATACCCTCCGGTGGAGGTGCGCCACTCTGCTCGGTATAGAGTTCTTCGATCGACTTGCCAGAGGATTGCTCCATGACCTTAATCGCATCGTCGATCTGCTTCGGATCCGCGTCCTTCATTACATCTTCGAATCCAAATTCGCCCTTGCCTTTTTTAGCCTTCGGCTTCGGTGCTGCGGCTGGCGGTGCTGCCCCTGGTGCTGGCCCGCCCACGTCGACTGGCGCGGCCTGTGGTTGCATCATCGGCATGTCGAATGCCGCCGGTTGCGGTGCCGCCGCTGGCGCTGCTTCAGGAAATGCACCCGAGTAGTCAACAGGAGCATTCCCAGGCGGCGGCCCTGCCTGCGGAGCCGGGAACCCACCTGCTGCTGCAGGTTGTCCCGGTGGGAATGCTGGCGGCGGTGCACCAGGCGGTGCCTGTTGAGTACCTGGTAGCGCTGACGGCGGTATGCCTGGCTGCCCTGGTCCAGAAAGCGCCTGCAAGGTTGCGGAGTTCGCGTCAATCCATTCGTTTAATTTGTCGCCCATGATTCTTTCTCCTAAGGCGCGTAGCCGCTGGTTACTGTTTCCGGATTGCCGCCGCCGAAGGCCGCCATGCCAGCACCCTCACCGCCGAGCATATCGCCGAACCCGACACCGACCTTCTTCAGGAATCCGCCGCTCGCTCCGGAAGCCATAAGTGATGCGCCACCGGTAAAGTAGGCGCCGGCAACCGTAGCCGCCACGCCGAGGATCGTACCCATGGCACCCTTCTTGGTCTTCTCAGTTCTGGTCTTCGTGTGAGGAACCGTCGACAGCGTATCGAGCAGCGGCTTCAGGTTGTTGACGTCCCAGTCCCTGGCTTCAATGAACTGCCCGTAATCGAAGTCGAGGCCTGCCTGCTCCAGCTGGCGCTTGATGCCGCCGGTTGTCAGTAGGTTCTGGATGTCCTGCGTCAGCATCTGCTGACCAGCCTGGCCAGTCGCTCGGAACTGCTCAGCACCCCTGGCGAACACGTCGCGATCGCGGTTGAATTGATCGCGTCCAGATTCAAAGGCCTGCTGGAAGCCACGCCCGTACAGATCGCTCATCGCCTCGAGGCCGCCGCGGCGTCCTTCGGCCTCAGCGATGCCATGTCTGGCACCACCGAACGCGCCCTGCATGCCGGCCGCACCGCCAATGCTCTGCTGCTGCCTGGCCATTTCCTCGCGAAGCTCGCGTGCGGCAGGATCCAGAGCGCCCTCAAGGTAGGGGTTCATGTAGCTCTGCATGTCGGCATCTGTGAACGACTGAACGCCTTGCTCGGTCAGTTCACGGGATCGCTCCAGGTCGGACTGGTAGTCCTGACCCTGGCCGAGCGCCCGCTCCCCGGCGACAGTTTCGCCCTCCGACAGATCGGCTATTCGCTGCTCTTCGTACGGCGTGTATTCCCGGTCGGCTATACCGCTGGCAATGCCTACCGCTTTTTCGCTTCCTGCTTCAAGCCACGCGGGAATGCTGTCCGTTGTTGTCGTCTTCGATCCGCTGCTCATGGTGCGGTGCCCTCACAAAATTACCACCGCCATTGATATACCCGAGACCCTGCATGAACTTGTTCTTGAGACCGGTCTGCTGGCCGCTCATCATGCCGACAACCATCGGCATCCTGGGCTTGGCCTTGTTGTTCCATGGATTGATGTCAGCATCAGCCCACTCCTCGACAGCCTTCAGCAACATGATCGCGATATCCGAATCGCGAAACTGCGGCATCACATAGAACCATTCATTGATCAGACCGAAGTCAAAACTCCACTCCGCCATCTGGGTCACGTGCATTCCAATAGCGCCGAGCAATCGCCCGTCGAGATCAGCAACGTAGACGATACCGGTCTTTGTCATACCTCTGACATGATCGGAAACCATCTGCCTGCCAAGCTCGCCCTCAGCCACGCTCGGATAATAAAATTGCTGACTCTTCTCCTCTCGAGCCTGAATCAGCATCTTGGTGAGATTGACGACGTCATACGCGACCGCTCTCCGAATAAGCAGCTTTCGTGCCTGCTCAGCTTGTTCGCTCTTTTCCATGGTGATACTCCTGTACGACCGTTATATCCTACTCAAATCATCGATCCGGCAGGCGCAAGAACCCGTATGTAATCACGTTCATAGCATCGATTCCTGTGATGTCATCGCGCACCCTCAGCGTCAGCTTCTGAACAGATCCGTTTTGTAGCTCCAACCCCCACCTGAATCCAAACGTGTCCTTGAAATCCAGGACCGGAATTATACCCTCTGAAATAAAATCTACATTATTGGCGATGAAGGCAGTGGTGCCATCTCCAAAAGACGGCAGGCCTGAACACAGCCGAACAATGTCGAAATTCGTTTGCAATACCTCCGCGATATCTACCTCGCCTAACTCATCGGTGTAGAAGAGCCGCAAGCCGTTGGTCAGTTCCGCAATGTTTCCGAACTGATTCAACGACATATTCTGATCGACCACGATGAACGATAGCCTAGTGATGTAAAGATCCCTGTCTTGCGGTGCTTCCACAAAAAAGTCGACCGGCGTGACACTTCCATCGACCAGCATGTCTTCTGACCCGGTAGACAATCCATCGTCAGTCAGAAACTGACGAAATGGCCTCACGTTCTGATTGACATCGAACGGAGGAAACGGCCTTTCAACGACGCTCATCGCGCCGGATTCGGCCACTACTACCTCGAAGCCTTCGGGTCCTGCTCCCTTTATTTTCGTTCGAATCAATTCAGCGGCTCATAGTAAAGCCGCGCTGTGATCGCAGCTTCGCCCGTAGTGCCAGTTAAATACTGGATCGCAAACGCTGTATCAGGCGGCAAGATCAGCGTGTCATCGAACGGGATCACCGACGATGAGGCAGCGAGATGCCGATCCGAAGCGACAAGCCCTTCTGAGGTCAGTCCGGTAATCGCATCAACGGCAACCTCTGCCTCCGCGAGGAGGCCCGAGCCAAAATTCATATTGACCGGAAGCGGCGCTGCTGCAGCACCGACTGCTACACCGGAGACCTTGTGAACATTCCAGACCGCTGCTTCAGTCGCCTCGACCCTGACAAGATCGACAACCAGGATACGGCTCTGCGATGTGTTCTTCACGTAACCGACAAAGTCACCAGCGGCTGCACTCGCATCGTTGAACACGATATTGAACAGCCTAGCGTCGTCCCGTGAAATGAAGAATCCGCGTAGATTACTCTTGGATTCGACCAAGGCGCGTCCGGTCTCATCGACAACCAACACGTTGCCGTTTTGTGCACTTTCAACTTGTATGCCCATTATGGTGGCTCCTCAATTTCCGTATCGTTCATGATCGTAAAATGCAGGTTGGAGATCTGCAATTCTCTCGCTACGCGAGTTAGCAAGCTACGGGATTTCTCCAATATGCTTTGTGTGCTTTGGAGTTCGACCACCACAGCTACGTTGTCGTCTTTCTCAATACCTTGAGCATTGAAAACCTTCATGTTAACTCCGCCCCGGTGATAGTGAAGTCGACCTGGTTTGCATTGCCTGTCTCAGCCTGGATGGAATCATTGGCGGATAGTACCCACACCTTGCCATCGGACAGCACCTCGGCAAATTCATTCTCCCTGAGATCAGCCCTGCCGACCTTCCGCGTCGTCGATCCATCCCGCAGAATGTAGACCACGACATCCTGCCGGGCAGCGCCGTCATTATAGACATCGAACGATCGGATGATCGTAGATACCGTTGCGGTGAACAGCGTGCCCACCGTATCCGGAAGCTGACCATCTGCGAGTGACGCTCCGACATAAGGCATTTACATTCCCCACTCGAGGAAGGAATCGGACTCGTCCTGAGCCTCGAGGATGGCAATCCTGATTTCGTGATCAGCCAGGGTTATGCCGATCGCGGCAAGCGCAGCCGTCAGCCCTGTGATCGCGCTGATCGGGTGCGCGTCCGGCGCATCACGACCAGGCAGGTCGTTGTGTTCAGTAGCAAGAAGCTCTATGAGTGTGGCGCCCGTCGCGCCAAACTGACGCTCGAGATCGTCGACCAGGGCGCGCATCTTGTAGACATCGTAGTCCGGCTCAAACTGGATATTGGTGAACGGAGCAGTCATCAGTTGCCGCGCCTCCCCTTCCGCTTGAATTGTGCCTTCCAGGTACCCATGCGCCAGTCATCGCCAAGCGCGTCCGATTCAATTCGGATCGATATCTGCCGGCCCTTGATCCGCGGGTTAACGAACGGCGTCGTCGGCGTAATGGTGAATGGTCCCTTGTTGACAACCTCGACACCGCCGCTCGAGGGATACGACTTCGCTGTCAGCGACAGGTCAATCGAACCAACGAGCCTCTTGAAATCTGGAATCATCTTGCGCATGACCGCGTGGTAGGTGCCCTCGTCGACTTGCATGTCGTAGCTGTCGATAAACGACAGCATTGGCGTCGTATTGTTCTCCGGGTCAGTCTCGTCGACGCCGGTCTCGTGTATGAAAATCTTGCCGTCAAAGGTACCGTACGGCTTCTGATTAAACAGTGCCGAGCTATCGTGGAAAGCGCTGCGCTCAATCGTGCCGAAATCCCAGACCTTGTCGTAGTAGTTGTACTTGACGTATCGGTCATTGGCCTGCGAACCCTCGGCTGAATACACCCACCAGACTTCGGTGAATAGCTTATTTACAGATGCGTAGGACTTCCGCCCCTGGTCCAGGTTGATGTCGTCGAAGACCTGGTTGCGGACCTCGCACTCCATGACCCGGAGGACGCCGTCGTACATCAGGAAATCGTCCTCGCCCATGAAGATCATGATGCCGTTGATATCGATCGCAGCGTTTGGCCCGATGACCGTGACTGACTGTCCCAGGTGACGCAGCGAGAAAACGAATTCGCCTGAGATGTACGCCAGCGCATGCAGTGACTGGTCGGTCATCGTCAGGATGTCGCCGCGTGATTCGACTGCGGTGATGATCTCGGATCCCACATCAAGCCGGAGATCGCCGGCAGTGTTCGTGGACAGCGGGGTCCAGTCGGTGAAGTCTTCCGAGCTTGCCCACCTGATCAGCAGTGGATCCGGATCCCCAGGCGCTGCGGCTGATCCGGTGCCGGCGCCGAAGGCAATCACATGCCTGGCTGTCGGCGAGATCAGCATACGCTCGATGGTGTTCGGCGCCTCGGGAACCAGGACCGCCCTTACGTTCGGCCCACTGCTACGGTCCCAGTGATAAAGTTGCCGGCCATTCGGCGCTGCGAGCAGGTCCTCGCCGAAATTATCCAGCGACCAAGTTCTCAAATTGCCTAAGATTCCAGCGCCAGCTACAAAACTGCCAACGCCGTAGGCGCCCAGGCCATAGGCGCCGGTACCGTAGCCCAGGAGTATCTGGGTATCTTGCAAGCCGGCCTGGATCTCGTACGCAAAGTCGACGGTCCCGCCGCCGGTATCGGTCGATGTCGGCGGTATGTCATTGCGGATGATGAACATGTCCGAATCGACGATGAACTCGACTCGAAACTCGCCATTGAGATCGATGCCACCGACCGGATCGCCGTTCTCGAAATGCACAAAATTGCCGACCGCAACCCCGTGGGCCGTATCTGTGACCTGCACAAAGGTCGGGTCATCGCCGCCATCCGGATCGAACGCCCCGCCGATATCGGTATCGAATGGATCGATCAGCGTGCCTTCTTGAGCGAACGGAGTGATGTCGAACAGTTCGCTGTTGTTGACTATGTAGAGCTTCAGATTGGTGCCGATCGCCAGCCACTTCTGGCTGTCCAGGCTGGACCAATCCCACAGCGCCCTGGACACCCCGAGGTAGCATTTCTCCACTATATTCTGCGCTGGCAGGACCACCAGGCCATCAGGGAATGCCACCGGAACGCCGATGGCAAAGTCCGTGACCGGCAGGATATCGAGCGAGGTGACGTTGCCCTGGTCGCCGTCACAGCCAGTCAAT